ATGGGATGATGTTGCAGGTAATGATACCAATAGAGGTAGAATAAGAATTTCAAAAGCAAATACACTAGATACTTGGATGGTATTTAAAGTAACTGGTGCTATTACAGATGCTAGTGGTTATACAAAAGTTTCTTTAGTTTATATTGATAATGCTGGTACTTTTGCTGATGATGATAGAGTATTTGTTTCTTTTGTAGCATCTGGAGAAGATGGTGCAATACCTGGATATTACTACAAGTTTGATACAGGTACATCTGATGCAGATCCTGGTGCTGGAGAAATAGCATTTAATAATGGTACATACGCATCTGCTACAGCAATCTATATAGATGATGCTGATGCAAATGGAGTAACAACTTCTGCGGATGTTTTAACTTGGGATGATTCAACATCTACAATAAAAGGTTTCTTAATGATCTATGATATTAATGATAGATCAACTTATGCAAGATTTAAAATTACAGGTGCTTCAACAGATGCTAGTGGCTACAATAAATTAGCTGTTACACATTTAGCATCTAACAATACTTTTAGTGCTGCTGACGAACTATCAGTACACTTTACTGCAAGTGGTAGTAAAGGAGATACAGGTTCAACAGGTGCTACAGGATCAACTGGTTCTACAGGTTCTACTGGAGCAAGTGGAACTAACTCACAACTTGCAATGACTTGGAATAATTCTACTTCTGATGCTGATCCAGGTGCAGGTAAAATAGCTTTCAATAATGGTACACTATCAAGTGTTTCAATTTTATATGTAGATGATGCAGATGATGCTAGTGCAGATATATCTGGTTATGTACAATCTTGGGATGATATATCTAATACAGTTGCAAGAGGAATTGTAACTGTAACTAAAGAAGGTACACCTTCTACTTATGCAATGTTTAAAGTATCTGGTGCTGTTACAGACGCATCAGGATATACAAAAGTTCCAGTAACTCATGTTGTTAGTTCAGGGTCATTTTCAAATTTAGATGGTGTTGGAGTTCACTTTAGTTATTCTGGAGCAGATGGTTCGGATGGAGACATGACTAGCTTTACATTAGCTGGTTCTAGTGGCTCTAGTCAAACTATCACCAATGGTAATACAGTAACAATAGCAGCAGGGTCAGGGATTACGACTACTGGTGGTTCAACAGATACAGTAACGATAGCTGTAACAGATGATCCAACAGCTCTTGCAATCGCACTCGGCTAGTATATAAGGAGAAAATAAGGAGATATAAATGGCAAACACTTTTAAGGCAATAACTTTCGCAGCAGAACCTGCTTCAGCAGGAACACCTTATGTTATGTATACAGCAGCAGGGAGTACAACTACTGTAGTTCTTGGTCTTATACTTGCTAACATACATACAACTGCGGTAACAACAGAAGTAGAATTAGTTTCTAC